CCGAAACCGATGAGTGCCGCCCCGACTGTGCCTATCAGGCGAGGCGACAGAAGGAAGAAGAAGAAGAAAGCGTGTGCGACGACGAGCAACGCTCCTACGGTGATCGTGGTGCTCCTGCCCCCGAAAGCGATGACGAAGAAGAAGTCTGCGAATGCTCCAACTGCGACGCCCCCCTGGACGATGACGAACACATCTTCATCTTTACCAGGGGCGATGAGGAAAAGACGGTGTGCCAAATGTGCGGCGAAGATCTTCACGAAGAACTGAATGCGGACGGGTGGAGACGTGATGACGAAGAAGACTAAAATCAAGACCCTAAAGGACACCGTGGATCCTTTTTATTCGTCCTTATCCTTATCCTCCAATAAATACACACATTTTTCACTTACTACCGCCTGCGGATAATTCTTCGCTATTGTAACCCAACGAGTATTGAGTTTTTTCATTTCTCGCATCATATCATTCGTGATGCCTATATAATTCTCCAACATATATTTTGTACTCTTCGTCATAACTGACTTCGGGAATATTGTAACAAAATGACACTCGTTTAACATCTGACGCGTCGTCTGGCGATCACTCGGTAAATGAAACGTGAGAATACACGAGATTTTATGGTGCCGTCCAGTCTGTAAAATCTGGTCGAGTATCTTGAAAACCTCCTTGCGGTGCGACTTATTCGCGATCGTATCACAATCGTCAAAAATAACCATGCTTTCAGCAAACTCATTCGCCTCTATCGGATCACTCACCAACGTATCATCTATCTTCGGGCGTTTCAGATTTTTTATATCATCTACCGAAACATCTTCGGGGAGCGTCGAAAACATATATACAGGGCGGTCTGGAAACTTCTTCGTATATTCTTTACAAAGCATCTTCGTATAATAGGACTTACCGCTGCCTGACGCCCCAACTACGTACCAAATCTGCCTTTCGATTTTAGGGTTAATCATCTGGCAAAACTTACCCTCATCACCTTCGGGGATCGACGCCTTCTTGAAAATCTGAATTCGCTCTTCTTTCAGCGACTTATCATCTGGCGTGGATAAATACACCTTTTTTCCCGCGTTTGACCCGCCCACGATCTTACAAAAAGGAGCACCAACTTTCTCCAAGTTCAAACTCATATTATCTATTATCTTAACAATATGATTTTGTTTTTATTCCATTTCTCATTCATATTATCGAACACAAAATTCGTTGTGCCGTTTTATTGATAATTTTCTCATTATTCTTTATGATATTATCCACCCGTGCCCGTGTGACTGACCCCTTAAAACCCAATTTATCCTGAAAAAACACCGAAACTTGATTTTTAAGCAGTTTATCACTCTCCCATTTCAAAGTCTGGATCGCCTTCAATTGCGATGTTAATTGATACAGTTTTCCAGTTTCACTATTAAACAACTTGACCAATTCAATCGAGGTCTCGGGTTCCTCGTTTCGGATCCGCATCATAGAAAACAACCTCTTCAACGCCTTCCAGTATTTCCCCTCACCAACCAGTTCGCCGAAGTCCTGCTCCAATTCCTTCAATCTATCTTCGTCCGCATCTTCCCCAACTTCTTCTTTACCCATACTGTACATACACGACGCATCAAAAAACTCATTCGACGCCTCCTTCCGAAACACCACATCAACCTTGATAAAATCAATACTATCAAACGGTATTCGACTGAAAAATCCATGCGAATACTCGGGTGATCTGTATATCCGCTCCTTCTTCCCAGCGTTCGACTGAATCTTCATCTCCACAAAATAAATCTCTGGATTACTCTCTATTTTATGGATTACATCATTCAACCCAGTAAAAACCGAATCTCTCGGTAAGTCATTTATATCCATCGTAAAATCATAATCACCAGTATATAATTGCGACTTCAATCCTGCCGTGCCGATAAGACGGGGGCGACGATCATTCACCGTGAATGCCTTCACCAGCGGGTATTCTTCCGATGTCGGATATTTCCGTTCTGTTATTGTCGTCATTTTAATTCATGGATTTTTGTGTTTATTATTATTTCGGTTTTGTTTCGTATTCATACCCCAACTCCAACGATCTTCCAAAAGCAAATTTCATAAACTTACCAGGGTCTTCTTCCCATTCGCCCTGCCATATACGACGCTGTGATGCTGTACCCCAATTACTACACTCTGCTACAAGTTGTGGTAATACATCTTCAGGTTTTAGATTAAAATTATGCCCACGATAGTATCCCTGACCCTTCCCCTTCGCATTTTTTCTTATCACAGCACACATAAAACCATAAAACTCATCTTCTTCAGCATTCGTCGGTTTCTCTCCCCCCGTTTGATGAAACCCCAAACCATTCGTCTTCAGGTTGCGTTGTGCTGGCGATATCTCTCGTAACACCCAATCATCTATATAACTTTCTGGTATAAATCTCTCACCATTCGGTCGTTTCACACTAAAACCGACCACATGTTTTGTATTTTCGGCAGGGTTTATTTTCGCCAAGATTTCTATTGCTTCACGTTGAAGTAAGTTCAATTCTTCTTCGTTTTTTTCCGCGTCCATTCTTCCCAAATCTCTCCAAAGTTTGTTTATTTTCCAACTCGTCATATCTTGATCAATTCTCCAATCCCCCCCCCATTCCATACGTATCGAAACTCTATTACCAAGTTTATCCGTGAAATAATGATCTAATCGCGGCGAAAAATTAAAAGGGTCTCCAGTCATCTCATATTGACCCCCTCTTGAAAAATTATCTCGTATTGCTGCCATTCTTTCATCTGCTTTGTAACGTTTTACTGATTTTGTCCTCTCAACCTCCTCCGCCTGTTTCTTCCGCTCTGCTCTTACATCTTGAAGCGTTTTCCGTTCGATTGCGTTTAGTTCTGATTCCGCACCTTCCCTTGCTTTTTTAGTCGCACTCTCGAATAATGGTCTTAACGCACTTACTCTTTCTTCCAGTCTCGGTAATATCTCGTTCTTCCCTATCATCAACCATTTTTGAGTCTCTACCTCCGTCCATCTTTTTACACTTTCCCTTCCAATCATTCCACAAAACCATATACCCGTATGGTCTCTTCCAATTCCTCGTGCTGTGGATCGAAAACATGCCACACCGTCTTCTTTTAACAACCCCAACATCACATCAGTCAGTTCTACGAGGGGGTATTTTTCTTCGTCCCAATTCATCACAATCTCCGCACCACCTAATTCTGGAGTAGCGAGTCCCTGGTTCTCCTCGCGTTTTGTCAGTTTCCTCTCTAATTTTATTAAATGTGCTTTTGTGTGTCCTGACGGAATTTCCGATGCTTTGACTTTAACAAAATGATCCCTCATCGCATACCAATAACCAAACGGATCATCTTGAAACGCGTTTCTTACAACTTCAATCGCACCTAACCCAAACCTCGTTGCGTTTCCAATATACTTGAAAACAGTATCCTCCACCTCTTCAATACCCTTTTTATCGAGTTGTGTCTGTTTCCTTTCCGTTCGTAATTGTCGCAACTTCAATCGTGCCTGTTTTTCTTTAAGGTCAAGATAATCTTGTACCACTTTCGGTAATATAAATGCTGACGCTTTCTTCGTCTCTACTCGCTTCTCCATCTTATCCGCTATTCTCAACTGTTCTCTCGGTGTTTGAAACGCCGATGTATTCATGCCCATCAATTCCATCACTTTTCGTGCCAGTCCGCTCCTCGCCAATAACTTCGCCTTCATTACTGGAGTCATCTGTGTTTCTCGTATCCGTGTCAGCAGTTTCCTCTCCGCTGCTGTAAATACGGGTGATTTCATCAGTTTCATATATGATCTTTGTGGTGCTTGATCGACTGCCATCACCGCCACTTCTGCTGGTTTCGCAAATTCGCCCCCTGGACTTCTCGGTTGTTCTGCTACCAACTCTTCACGTAATTCAACCCTCGCACTCGCAGGTGCTACGACTTTCAGTTTCGGTTTTCTCTTCTTCGGTGCTGGTGGTGCGGGTGGATCGGCGGGTGGTGGTTGTTCTGCGGGTTCGGGTTCTGGTTCGGGTTCTTTCGGCGGGGTCGCTTTCATCACCCGAGAGGTTCTAAATGGTGTTTCCAACTCTGGTATTTCACCTCGTTCGTCCCGACGCACCTTCGCCCTCGCCCGCTTCGCCTTCGCTGTCGCCTTCTTCTTCGCCTCCCTCGCCTCGATCTGCTGACGCTTCTGCTCCAACTTCGCGTCAAAAATCGCCTTCCACTCTTCAATCGTGTATGTTTTCCCGCCACCTTCCATGCCCCCTCCTTCAAATGCGGCATTATATAACGGGTAAATCGAGTGTGATTTAACCAATTGATCCTTCTCCTTGATCGGGTTATAATAATCCACCCTGCTCGCATTCTTGCGGATTTCCGTATTAGGGGCGTACTGTCCCATGAGAATAAACAAAGGATCGGTATCCAAATAAATACGATGGTTCAATAGGTTTTCTTCCAGGATAAATTTCTTCTCAATACTCGGATTGTATGTCACCGCTTCTTCAATAATCCCCAACTCTAAAAATCTGTCTGCGATGCTTCCTGCGAGTGATGACCCAGTCGCAACATAATAAAACTGCGATGGCGGATAATTCCTCTGAAACCGAATCAACTTCTCCAAATCTTCCTGAAATCGTGTCGTCCATCGCAGATCTTCCCCAATCCCACGACCAATCACCGCCCACGTGTATAAATCTGTCCAAGAATGAACATCTGTCCCACGGATCCCCACCAACATAACATTCTCATCATCTTTTCGGTAAAATCGTAATGATGTATCATCTTTCACCATCTTAAACCCAGGTAATTCCAACGCTTTACCCTGGATATACATACTTCTCGAGAGATTGAACGCATTTTGCCTTCCACTTGCGGCGTCTTCTCCGTAGGCGTCCCAGTCTGGCGTGAATGTCGATCGCCCCGCCTTTGTCATATCACCATCAGGATTGTAAATCAACTTTCCTGCCTTTGCCAACGCAAACTCCACCATACCACCACCTTCCATTTCGCCGTCCTCACCCCCTATCGGCACACAATTCGGCACCGTTCGCTTCCCTTTCTTTTTCATTCCTATCATTTCATACCCCTTCCAGCACGGTTTCGCACCTCCCGCCACTTCCGCCTGCTGTAATAATTCCACCGATCCCTGTGCCTGGCGTGTCTCCTCTTCTTCCTCCACTTCCTCTTCTACGTTCCTGACCTGCTGATCGAATTGATCAATCTGCCACTCTGGAGCACCCTGTTCCCGTAATTGTACGATGAATTCCTCCAGTTGTGCTATTCTCTCCTCCGCAGGTAACGCCGCGAAATCCGCCTGTTCCTCATCAATCGCGTCCTCCCTCCCCACCGCGTCCGCCGCTTGTTTCGCATAATATTCCTGGTCTCGCTTCGCTTTATCCGCCTCCGCAAACATCGTCATATCCTTAAAATCCTGTTTCCCTCGCTCCGCCAAATCCACCAGGCGTTTCTCCACCCTCACTTTCGCCTCACGCATCTTCGCCAGTCTCGCCTGATCTGGTTCGATTCTCACGGGTCGTTCGCCCCTTATTATAGTCTTCCCCTTCTCTTCCTCTGCTATGTCCTTCGTCACCTTCTCCAACGCATTCTTCGCAACCTGCTTGTCTTGTAACAGTTTCGCCTGTTTATACTCAATCAAATCGATTCCCGTAAGTGTCCGTGGATCTATTTTCGCAAACTGCTTCATCTCCCCTTTACTCCACCCAAAATCCTCGAATCCCTCCGCCAGTCCTTTATCTTGCTCGTCCGCCGCAAATTGTCGCAGTTTCGGATACAACTCCTTCGCCCTGTCTTCAGGTATCCACATAAACTTATCGTTCTGGAGTGCTCGTAATGAGTAATCAATATCGTCATCTTTGAATGAATTGACCCCTGCCCATAATTTAATTCCCGCCTCGGCGAGGGTTTTACTGGTCGGTTTCACTATACCAAACAACGGGTTCGGTACTCGGATCATAAACTCCTTCGCTTTCGCCGAATCGTCCCTATGAGCAATCGGTCTATACGATTCCACTTCTGGATCGGTAGTCTCGGTTTTATACAATCCTCGCGGTTTTCGCACGATCAATTTCGGATCGGTTTTATCCCGCACAATCCCCATTTCCGCCTCTTCTTTTTTGATGCGTTTGATTAGTGCCGCTTTCATATCTGCGTTATACTGGTCTTTATTAAACATAAGATTCCACGTGTCGGTCATACTCTTTTTCAAACCCATCGCGGTTTTTGCCAAAGGAGCAACAATATTTTTCATGACCTTCTTTTTACTCTCCTCTTTACCCTCTTCGGAGATGCCGAGCAATCCTTTTTTTTGCTTTTTAGGATCGTCGGATTTTCCATATATCGCATCACCAATTCCATTCTGGATCGCAGTTCGGACGGGTTGTAACGCCGCCGCCGCCGCCGCAACAGCAGAAGGGGGTTCTGGTTTCGCCGCAGGAGCAGCACCCCCACCTAATTCGTCAGCACCCCAATTCTCCGTCGGTTTCTCATAATCCTCCATCTGCTTCTTCCAGTCCTCTTCGCTGATCGGCGTGGTTTTCTTCCGCTGGTTGTGCTTTATTAATCCCGCCCTAACATCGTCCCAAAATCCCTCCCCATACGCATTCTTCTCAAGATCCGCGATCACTTCGTTCTTATCCAGTATAATCTTCGTCAGTTCCTTATTCGTGAAGGGTTTGCCCATTCCGTAATTGTGTGCTACAGCAGGCATGACTTTCAGATTTTTTCCATACGGCATTCTGGTATCATGCGTTAAATCAACGGATAGGTGCGGTAAATCACGCCCATAGGGTTCTCTACTCACCTCCCCCTGATGTTCCAACGCAAAATTACTTCGGTTCATTTATATATGATTCGATCGGTTTGTTTTTATTATTAATTGTATGTAATAATAAAATCATCTATCGATAATTTCGTTCCACGAAATCTCTCGGCATCGCCGTTTCAACGGCAAGAAAATCCTATCTTTTTAGAATCAAACGGACGGATCGTCACGGCAGGTGAAGGACATAAAATCTTCCCTACATTTACCAATCCCGAGAGAATAGGGCGAATAGGGGGTCGAATGACGGGCATTTTTTATTAATACCAGATTTGTCTTTATATTTATTGCCAAAGCACATTAATCGCAAGGTTATTCGCACTATACTTATCGGATTTCCAGTCACCTTTTATGCCCTGTGCCCTCGCGAGATAATTTGCTCGACGTTCCTGATCTCGATGACGAGTGAAATCATCATACCCTATTGCCCCAAAATTAACGATTCGTCCATCGGGCGTCTTCACAGCAAACTTCTTATTCTTCGTTGCCGAGATGAATATATCAGCATCATCAGACCCCTTATATTTCATGAAATTTTTATAAACCCTACACATATCGCTCATTCTTTATATTAAATTCCGACACATTTGTTTATTACAGTTTTTAGTACGACATAACACAGGATTTCGGTAATTGATGGAATCGGAAGTACAGAGTATAAAATAGACCAGAACATTTATGGTTTATTTTATTATATTGCTTTTATATAATCTCTCGGCGATCGTGTTTTCAACTACCGCAAGAGACGCAAACATCGTCCTCACCAAGGCAAGGAATCTTACTATAATCAAACTGGTCGGTAATATCGACTGGATCCGACATACAGGGTGAGCAATCAATAACACCTACAATAATCGGTGCTGGAATCTTATCTTTCACCTGTGTTTTAACCTTATCCAATCTCTCGGTTAGATCCTGGATCTTCTTGAATTGATCCATCACCAACGCGGATAATCTCTCGTTCTCTCTCACGACATACGTCGTATGCTCCGAAAACTTCGCGGTCAGTTCCTCCTCCTGTGCGACAAGAATATCAGTCAGTTCCTTAATGGTGATCGTTTTAGGCATGGTAAAGATATAGATAATGTGCGGAAATTCCCTTTAAACGTTATTCATCGTCCTCGCCATCGTCCCACCAGTCTTTATCGGTGTTTTCGGTTTCGACAATCGGGGCACAGCAGTAATGCTCTGGTTTATAGACGGGTTTGACGATTTCAGGGAACGCCCAGTACTGTATTTTATGAGGGTGCTCCATTTTATAATGGTATAACCTTATATTTATATTAAAATATGAGATATAGATATATATAACAATCTAACATTATGTATATAACACAGTCTAACCTATGGTTAGGGTCATTTTTCATCTAAATTAAAGGCGACCGTATGGTCGGAACAACCAATCGTTTTCAACTCCCTTTTCTCCTGGAATCGGAGGGTTTGGCGGACTCGATCCCAAAATAACACTCTAACATATTGTTATGCTGATTATAAATGACTTAAAGCGATAGTGCTCATTATCTATATAATTACCTACCATGCCCTATATTTATTGGATTGACGGAGAACCTACTATGATGAATGATGAACCCCCCGCACCATCGCCAGTCACACCCTCGGAGGAACCTATAAGAATGGAAATCCGAGAGATTGAACCAGAACAGGAAGTCAAACCAGAATGGTCTATCGGAATACCGAATGATAAAATTGAGATCATAAGGGATTTTGTGTTACAAAAACTGGAGGACGCCCCTAAAGTCCGATGCCATACCTACGATATTTATGCGGTTTTCGATAAATGGATCACGGAGAATAAGGTGGGGTGGGGTGACGATAATCATTTTTTATGGTCATATATGGAGAAACACTACACGAAAAAGGGCATGTTTTATATCGGTTGTAAGTTAAATACGGAAGATGACGAGCGATTGAAGAAGGAGAAAATGATGAAACTGGGACGAATGAAGACTGTGGTGCCCGTGCGAGGATTGCTGGAGTCTGATGAAGAACCTGCTGAACCTGAAGCGTTGAACGAACTTAAAGATATCATCACGTCTGGCGGTAAAACGATCCACCGCCACCCTGATTATTTATGTTATGGAGGCGATCTTGAAACTGGTGAGATTTTTCGATTATATTACAATCAACCTGGTAAAATCGTATCATCGTCAGTCGATAAAGGGGTTGTTTTATCGCTGGGAAAAGAAGGCGGTAGAAGGAAACAGCAGTACATTTCAACGCAAAAGTTTATCGCGGAATGCGGAAAACTGAAAAGAGAGACGAAGAATCATACAAAACTGAAGATCAATACCGACTGCGACGTCTATAAAAATAGACCCAAAATTGAATTTTATCCGCTGGGTTGTTTATCGTATGAGTATGATGGAACCCCTCCTGCTGATATTACAAAACCGTTGAGTGTGAGAGAATTGATGGATAAATGCTCATTTAAAAGGCAGATCGACGATTATATGGCGGAAATGAAGTCGCAATATAAAGCAGAACTGAAGAAGAAAGATGACGAGATTCGGAAATTACAGGAAAAAGTGAATCTACTTGAAACGCAAAACGGCAAACTAAATAAACCACTCAACGCAGGGGCACTACAATTACAGCAACTCCTTATGACGCGGGTAGATGGTGGTGAAACAATAATAGATATGTTACATTATTGTTATAGAGATATCGTAAGGGACTATCCTAAAGAAGACGACTACGACGAGATCAGCGAAAGCGATGACGACGCCGAAAATCTTATCTTCGGTCAAATGTCACCTCGGGGACTGCCTTACGATAATGAGCACATTACCAGATAAGTCTATTGATCTTTTTTTGGCAGATTTACCTTATGGTGTTTTGAACAACGAAAAAGGTGCCAAACCGACGGGACGGAAAACGCATGGAAAATGTAACGAAGGGTGTGCGTGGGACGTGAAAATCGACCTCGTTGCGTTTTGGACGCAGGTGAAGCGACTGTGTCGTAATGAATACACACCTGTCATTATGTTTTGTAATGCCCGTTTTGGTGTTGAATTGGTGAATTCGAACCCCGACTGGTTTCGATATGATTTGATTTTAAACAAAGAGGTTGGCGTGGGGTTTCTGTCAGCGGGAAAAATGCCGATGCGATCGCATGAACTAATTTATGTTTTTGCCGAGAAATCCGCATTCTATAAACGTATCGATGAATATCGTGAGGGTATGCCTGCGAAGTATCGCAAACCGTCAAACCCGCGAAAAAATAACCTGCTGGGTCATACTGAAGGAATAGAGCAACCAGATTATACTCAAGAAGCGAATTATCGATGCCCCCTGTCGATAATCCACGACCGCCTGGTGAAGAAGAAACCGCACCCGACCGCAAAATCAATACCGTTGTACCGTTGGTTAATTGAACGTTATTCGAATGAAGGGGGTATGGTGCTGGATCCGACCGCGGGGTCATTCTCCAGCGGGAGGGCGTGTATGGAATTGAATCGTAGTTACATCGGGATCGAGTTGAATGAGGTATTCTATAATGCTAATAAAATAGAAAATTGAAATGAAATGAAATGATATGTATTGTATAACACACATCATTTTCTGAAGGAATGCCTTATTTCAAGTGCGTCGATGAAGATCTGCCAAAAAACCTCGTGAATGAAATCAAGGAAACCTTCGTATTTCGTGAGGGAGATGTATATAACAAAAAAACAGGACGACAATTGAAGAGGTATGTAAGGTCGGGAGTGCCCACCTATCTCCTGCTCCTCCATGACCTCGATAAACTCGGTTCCGTCCTTTACTTCAAACTAAAAGGTCGTGTTATAGATTACCCCTGGGCGAAGGAGAATCTTCAAAACCCTAATCCTCAATAAATCTTCGACCACCCCCCATTTCTCGTGGATAGTTCTCTATCATAAACTTCTTGACGGCACGTGCGGCGACCTGCTCATCATCAAACGACCCGAGGTTATGACTGAATGACTCGCGTGGATTATTATTGACGGTTGTTGTTATGACCACACCCCACCTCTCCAGTCCTTTCGACCAACGAACAGACCAGTACTTGGTATTGTTTTTCATGTTATTCGCATTTACGCGTTGATTACACCACCGAAGATTTCTGTAGTTGTTATTGAACTTATTGCCGTCAATATGATCGACGATCTTATAACGCGGGTTTGAGTTAGAAATAAAAACCATCGCCACGAGTCGATGAACGAGCATTAGACTTTCGGGACGGGGTGTTTCTCTGGTAGGTTTGCGTCCATAACCCGAGTTAGGACGGACGAGATTGCCTGACGCGTCGGTTGCCCGATTGAGACTGACGCACATATATCCACTCGAAGGGGAGTAATAATGTTTGAGTTTTTTATTGAATTTTAGGTTTAAAACTTCACCGTAACGATTAATAGCATAATTGTCTTTTGCGACTCCGAATCTCTCGTCAATCGTAACCCAAGACTTCATAAAATCCGCCTCCTGTTTCGAGACGATATCAATCACATTTCCAGCGACGTCTGTTGCGACGTTATTCACCTTGAAAAAGGCGTTGATGAGAGATTGTGTAATCATCGTGGATAATGGATAATGGTTTATATTATCCATAGTAATTATTCTTTTAAGTCGTATTATCCGCTTTTTCGCGTTCTTTACCAAACCGTCCAACCGCAACAAACGCAGGTTCTTTTCGGTGATGTTCCACGGGGGGTGGAGGGTACGGACGAGGGGGTGGAGGGTGGAGTGGGGGAGGCGGAGGAGTCTTCTCTGTAGAGGAATTGCTTTTTTTTAGTTTCGTTGATATTGTAAGTCATGATTTTAAGTGCGTAGATCATATAAATCTCTCGTCATATCGTTTTATTTCGGTTTTGTTTTCAATTTTTTCCACTCTAAACTATGTTGTTCGTCGATGTCAGTCCATTTACCAGAATGGCGGAGGTGTTTTTCCGATGTGAAATGACGGCGTAAAATGCCAGTTGTGAGGCGAATAAACGCACCGCATTCGCAGGTTTTTATGTGGTTTTTTGAGAGGCAGGAGGTATATTGACTCACGAGGGGTTCGATCCATTCTTTATGACGGTCATATCGTTCATTTTTCATAATTAGGTCTGGTTTAGAGGTGCCATAGGGGCAAAAAACAGGGTCGTACGTCATTATATAAACATAATTTCAGTATTCTTTTTATTATAGAAATGGCGGGAAAAGCACCCGAATATGATGATAACCTGGAGAATCTGCTAAAATGCGAGGCGGAGAAGGCGGAGTCCTTGTCGATTTTACACCGAATGTCGCATGAAAAATATGCGTTTGCGTCGAATCTAATTAATATTCCTGTTATTGTGTTGAGTTCTATTATCGGTTTTACTACTGGGATTAAAATCGATTATGATGATATAAATATAGTGCTGGGGATTGCGTCGGTGTTTGTTGGGGTGATAAAATCTCTCGACTCTTATTTTCAATTGGCACAAAGATCGGAGCGTCATCGACTCGTGTCGTTACAATACGGGCAATTATGTCGAAAATTGTCTGTTGAACTCGCTCTTGAACGAGATGTCCGAGAGAATGCGAAGGATATGCTGACGATGATTAGAACGGATATAAAGAATCTGGAGGAGATTGCTCCGATCATCGAAGATGATATTATAGATAAATATAAGGTAAAATACCCGAAGGTTGATGGTGAAAACATCAAACGACCCGCACTTACGAATGGACTGACGGAGGTGGTGATAAACAAACCAGAGAATTTTATTGTAAAGGCGGATTTGGTTACGAGGTCTCGAAGGCAATCAAAGGACGCCCCTCGTAATAATGAAATCGTTGATATTCCGCTTGACGAAATCGGGGTGATGTAAGTCGCAGAGTTAGTGTTTTACATATATGTTTTGCTGTGTGGATACGGAGTGACCCATGCCTTCGGCAATCGTGTTTGATTTTTCCTGATTTTCAAGGAGCATTTCGGTAGCAAAAATAGTACGAAGCATACAGCACCCGATCTTTTTGGGTCGAAACACCTTATTAAGACACCGAGTAATTCCGTTGCTGCTGTTAAACGCGGTTCCGCATCGGTAGAGTAAGAATGGGATAGTTTTACCCTTTTTTAAATCGACCCCGATAGATGGGATATCCTCCTTCCGAGAGAATATATAGAAGTAAATGATATCTAAAATTTCATCTGGGATTGCGACTTCCTGACAACCGTAATTGCCTACTGTTTTATATTTGTTGAAGATAAAGATCTTATCATCGAGAATGAGGTAATTTTGTTCTTCGTCCAGCACTTCGGGGCGTTTTTGACATACAATCATATAGAGATAATCCGCATTTCTGCGAGGCAATAATTTTACATAGAGGGTGAGGATAACAAAGTGAAGGAGAAAATGGTATTCGTAATCATGTGTAATAACCGACTTTTCTTTTAGGGTATCATATTGTTCTTTCATTTCGTCCCATTTATCAATAACGTCATTCCATTCAATCCAGTTTTCTTTTTGTGTTGGTGATTTGAGGTTGGCGATTTCCTTATGTTTTTGTGCGATCCGCATCATTTTCTTATGATAATGACATATAACACCGCCCGTTTCGCCGTCGGTGTATTCTTCAGTTCCATCGTCATTCTTCTTTAAGTAGGTGAGTTTGAGTGCGGCGTGGATCGAGGTATAATACACGCGACGGGTGTTAGGTTTTAGATGTGCGAGTTTTTCTTCAATCCACTCCACGTTAAGAAATGATGAGAGATCGTGAAGTGGTTTTCCAGCGAGGTTTTCAATAACTCGAAGGTAGGTTAGTCGAGAGCAGTTGGATAGTCCATGCTCGGTCATTTTTGCTTCAAGTTGCTCCATAAATGGAGTGATCGTATATTGTTTAGGTGGCATAATATACAATAATAATGTAATTGTATATTAACAGTTTTTCCATTTAAACCATTATCCACATCATTACCGATAACTTAATAGAAACCAGGTTTAGGGACGTAGAGACGGAAACCGACGGTGGCGGTAGATGTAGCGAGGAGAGAACCATCGGCGGCAATAGCAGAAATGGTGAGGGTATTGGTTTGAGCAGGGGCGGCACCAGCGATCACGAGACGACCGACATAACCAGCACCAGAGTTGGCGGCAAGAGCACCAGCGACGGCGGCACCGACAGCGGAACCCTGCCACCCTTCAAAAACACAGGCGGCATTACGAGCGGCGGGAATGGTATTGGTGGCATCATTACCGAGAATGGAGGCAATATTAAGTGTTGCTGTGCCAGCGACGAGGGTAACGGAACCAAAGAGAACATCAAACGCAGAAGTAGCACACAGACCAGAATATTCGCAGGCACCTAATGCGATACCTGGTGCGGCACCTGCCGATTTTGCGGCGGGAAGGGAACAAGGGACAAGAGCGTTGAGCGACATTCGGTATGTTTTATGAATATAGTTACAATTTTGTTTTTATATATAATTTCGTTCCGATACGGAATAAAAACAAAATCGAATGATATGTATAACACCGAAAAATGAACCCGATGCCGAATGAAGGTGTATTTGGATCCGCACAGAACAAACCGAAATTGCGTCAGATTATGACTGAACCGATGAGTGATGCGGATTTAGAGGTATATTTGCCATCGGCGAAGATCCTTATGTTTCGCGAACTGAAAAACTACCCGACGATCCAGTCAATTCTTCGCAAACCGCGAGATTATTTTATCATGCTATACGAGCATACTCCGCAAAATGGTCACTGGGTGGCGGTGATGAGGTATGAATCGACTATCGAGTTTTTCTGCCCCTATGGGTCATCACCGTACTCACCAGATTCGCCTTTGGAATGGAATTCGCCAGAGCAGAACCAGGTGGTAGATGCGACGCATAATTACCTCGAAGACCTGTTGAATAATGCGAAGACGCAGGGGTGGAATGTGATATATAACAAGATGGATTTTCAAGAGAAGCGAAATAATATTAATACGTGTGGAGCGTTTTGTGTGTGGCGGGTATTGTGCCTGATGGAGGACGATATGAAATTGCCAGAGTTTCAATCGGCGATGAAGAAAATACATACTCAAACAGGTATGAGTTATGATGAGATTGTGAGCGATGCGATCGAGATTCGTGAGTAGGATTAGGTGGTTGAGTATTGTAACTCAAAAGTAGTAGTATTGTAAAATACCCGCCCAACCCCTATACCGAGTGCCACACCGCGGATAGGATTAATAAAACAACCCGCGACGGAGGAGTTGAGAGCAACACCACTCGCATTTAAACATATAGACCCTGCGGTTTGTGAAGTTTCACCCGCCCCTCTTCCAATTGCTATTGCGTTTGCTCCCTGATTCGTGCTTCCAGCAACTGTCCCGATTGCGACTGCGTATGCTCCCTGACCCGACCCACCTGCTCCAGTCCCAACCGCAGTTGCCGAGTTGCCCTGATTAGCATTCCCCGCACCATATCCAACCGCCGTTGCCCCCGCTGCTTGATTAGTTTGACCCGCAGTCCCCCCAATCGCGATTGTTGATGCCGCTTGATTAGTTTGACCCGCCGCAAAACCGATTGCGACCGCCGCCGCCCCTTGAGACCCGTTTCCCGCAAAATTTCCAACCGCAACCCCCCCCGCCGCTTGTGCGACTCCAGCACTTTTACCAATCGATACTGTATCCTGTGTTAATTTTAAAGTATCGACTACACTAAAATTACCGTTTGATGGATTAATGCTTGTGGTTGTGGTGGCGATATCAGCGAGAAGTGGTTGAACACCAGATCCAGCAACGAATACTGGATAAAACGGGGCGTTTGCGTTTGTATCGGTGATGGTCGGAGTGCCACCATCATTAATCCACGATGTCCCAGTCCCCGCCCCCAAACTGCTTAAAACCTGACCTGCGATTCCAGACCCACCAGCAGTATCTAAAATACGTTGCGGTTGAAAAGCACCTTGAGTCGATACAGTTCCACTAACGCAATTCAGTTGTATTCCACCGCCACCGCTGACCCCTGGCACGGAGTTTTGTATAATTAATGCCCCTGGATCTTGTCTATTAATTCCTTGATGACCATAAAGCGTAGGGATTATTCCATTTCCGCCCATTTCTATAACAGCGGCATTATCAGTCAGGGTAATAACAGAAGTCGTTCCAGTTATGTTTTGAGTACCGAGTGCGAGGGTAGAGGTTAGGGGTGATTTAAGATTGACGACGGGTGATGGTGTGGTTCCAGTTATGTCGATATTATTTCCAGCAACAACAGCGACGACGGTTCCGTTACCCGCGATTGTATCAACGTAGAGTCGATTACAGAGATCGTTTGCGGCGACTGGTGCGATTGCGGTTTGAGGGCATGACCCGTCAAAGGAGTTTGATCCAGTATAGTTATTACTACCCGACATTACCTCGGCGTAACCATTATTAGGAATACTTGCCATTTTACTATAGAATATGGTAAGTATATGTTTTTATTATTAATCTCTCGGCGTTTATTAACTAAAAGCACCGACCCCAGCACCGATAATAGACCAATAAGAATTATCTTCGTCGCCTATAAATTGTTGTGATACGTTCCTCGTTGTGATTGTGTAATTAGCGTAAGAAGTTCCGTCATATATGAAAGTTCCAGTAAAGATACAAGAATGCGGAAGTGTCGCGTGCTGGCGAACATATCCATAACTATCATAAATCACTTTCCAAGAACCACTATAATTAACACCTGTTAATGTCACGCTTCCTCCAGGATTTCCCAAAGAAGTCCATACTTGATAAGAAGCACTTTTATAAAAAGCAGAAGCACCAGGATTATAGACCCCAATCTCTCCGCTGTAGTATGCTTGTTTATACTCAACAGGATTAGTCATACTTAATGTCGTATCGTTCCAATTAGCAGGATTAGCAGGTTCTATATATGTATTGTAGTTCTGTCCCGTTCCCGCTATTTGCGTGAAGTTTCCAGCAACGAATAGTTGTGAGTAAGGAGTAGATTTGATTACTCTAACACCAGCATTAAAATTATTACTCGCAACAGAAAACCAGGTCGCCAAACCATTATCATAATAAGAACAATATTGATACCCAGAAGGGAGACCACTAACATTAACGTTGCTGAAATCGCCACCGACAAAGGTGTAGTTTAGAAAACTCTCGTGGTGTATCGCAAACACCTTCGCATCAACTCCACCAGCAAACTCGGTATATATTTGACTTCCACCCCCCGCATAAGGAGACATGATTTTTGCTATATAATTACAGGTAGAAGCGTTAGAGAATTTATCAAAATTACCACCATAAACAATATCACTATTTACATCTGTTATACAATAAACTTCTGTGCCTGGAAACGAACCAAAAATACTACCCGCCGAGTCAAAAGTAGGGTCGCATAAAAAAGAACTATTTATCCTTGTAATACCGAATTGTGGTGTCGCATTTATTCCATTAGCATCTTGAACGGAACTAAATAACCCGCCAATCCACATAAATCCGCCCTGATTATAAAAACAGTTTATAGTTCCAGCACCACCGCTATTCGTCAGTTGTAATGTGGCGACGACCGTTCCTCCGCTGTTTATTACTTGTATATTTCCGCTTCCTTGTTCCGCATACCAATAATTTCCACCACCATCTATAGTAAAAGCAGAATACCCGCTATATACATTATTGCCGTAATTGCTCCAAGTGCTCGTATTCGTCAAACCTAAATTAGTAAGGGTTAGACGCTGATAATCCACCTGCGGAAGAGGGACACTAACAGTATTAAGATTTTGATTTGTTATTACTGTATCAGGATAGTATTTTGTATTTGAGAGAGATGTTGTTAATGTCGTTCCAACATTTGCCGATTGCTGTATTTGAATGCCGTCCGCCACCGAAGCATTTCCAATAAGAGATAATGGAGCAAAATTAGATCCAATTGTTAATGCGGTTGCCCCTACTGATTTGAGGATAGAGGTAGGTGTTATTGCGACTTTATTAGCGGCGGTTTCAATACTAATACTCGTATTGAAGAGGTTTGCCTTCGTCGTAGGTGTTGCTTGAACTGATGAAGTAAAACCGAGATTGCCGTTCATGTTTGCTTGATTTGTTCCGCTTGATAGGGTGATATTATTTGTTGATCCAGTAATGTTTTGAGTGCCGCATGCGAGCGTGGCGGTAAGAGGTGATAATAGACCAACAATAGGAGCAGTAGAAGTTCCAGTAATGCCGATATTGTTTCCAGCAGTTATAGAGGAGACGCCGTTTGCCCCCCATAATACTTGACCGCCTGTTCCTGCGGTTAGGACTTGACCCGATGTGCCGACACTTGATGCTCGATCACGGAGAGATTGAGTGCCGCAATTCAGTTCAGCGGTGAGTGGTGATAATAGACCTACAATAGGAGCAGTAGAAGTTCCAGTAACGCCGATATTGGTTCCAGCAGTTATAGAGGAGACGCCGTTTGCCCCCCATAATACTTGACCGCCTGTTCCTGCGGTTAGGACTTGACCCGATGTGCCGACACTTGAGGCACTATCGCGGAGAGATTGAGTACCGCAATTCAGTTCAGCGGTGAGGGGGGAGGAAAGATTTACTGTAGGGGTGGCGAGGGCACCACTTATGGTGATATTAACACCACCGCTGACGCTACTGACCGCACCACCGCCACCGCCACCAGAGACGACCCCCCATTTTAGACCTTGAGGTGCGACTGGATCAGCGAGAAGACAGACATCACCGACAATAGAGATGACACCAGTTCCATAAGAAAGGGCATAACCCGTCAATTGCCCACAATATTCAGGGGGGGCATAACCGCCACCGATTGGTGCGTTAAAATTACAATTGAAGGGGGGGGAGGGTGCGATGAGGTCGATGACTGTGTTAGGGATTTGAGAGGTTGCTGAATTGTAAAAACACCCTCCATTTGTTCCGCTCCAAGTTAGGGGTGTCGTAGTGGCAACAAACGGTATAATGACGGGAAGTGCTTGTATGCTACTGTCGGGTCTTTGAACACCAGTCCCTAAAAGGCGAAACAAGAAATTACCAGCACCCGCCGCACTTTGACCAACATTACAAGTGCCGCTGGTAATCATACTGAAAGGTGGTATAGTGGCGGTGGGGGGGGTACAGACAGTAGGGTTGAAGGGGAATGTTTGACCAGTATTAATAGCACCAGCAACATAAGAGTTGTCTGGTAGTGTTGTTGTCAGCAAAACAGCAGAGGTGTAAGGGGTGAATGCGAGTGCGGTGATGGTGATTGTGACTGTGGTGCCGACGATGGAGGTGATTGTGCCTGTGATTTCGTCGGTGCCGCTATAAGTGATTTTGATAGAGGTGCCGTTGATGAGTGATGTTGCGACGGTGGTGGTAAATGCTCGAGATTGTGCGACTGCGAGGGAATTCCAGTCATAAACAGTAGTCGTTAATAGTGCGGTTTCATAGGGATTTTGTGCGAATATTGCGGCGGCGGTGCCATCACCAGCAATCAGCGACCCTTTTTCGGTGAGGAGATTAATAATGCCACCACCACCAGCGGTATCAACATAGAGTTTATTACAGAGATCATTATTTACAACGGGGGGGATTGCGGTTTGAGGGCATGACCCGTCGAATGAATTTGACCCAGAGTAATTATTAGTGCCTGCCATAACCTCGGCGTAACCATTAGACGGAATACTTGCCATTTTACTATATAGTATGGTGAGTATTTGTTTTTATTATTAATTCGATATGAATGAAAAAAAGTGCTTACCTTCACTCTTTTTCTTACCTGATTAATTTTCGTCGTCGCTTTCTTCGTCTTCGCTTTCTTCGTCTTCGCTTTCTTCGTCTTCGAGCAGCAGTACAGCATCAGCAGCACGAGCAGCAAGGTACTTCACCCTCTCTTTGAGTTGCGTGTTCTCCTTCATCAAGAAGGCAATTACCTCGTTTGCTTGCTTGTATTGTGTTGCGATTTCCACAATTTTCGCTTCCATCATCTCCCTCATCGCCGTCGCAAGCACTTCATTCGCTTTGTCTTCATCTTCTTCTGCGTCAAACTTTTCTTGAAGTTCGGTGATCGTCCTCATCGCCGCCGCCCCCGCCTCCGCTGGAAGTCCTAATCTTACCGTCAGTTCCTCGACTGTCTTCTTCACCTCTGCGAAGGTGTCTTCTTCTTCGTCTTCGACGTCGTTGATCTCCGACCAGTTCTCTATCTGGTCTTCGCAGCAGTCGGCACAGAGGGGCATACCGACGTCTTTGGCGTAGTCGCCGACCTCCGCCCAGCACACTTCGCTTGGATCGTTGAATTCAGTTTGGCATCTGTCACACTCGTACTTACCTTCGTCATTTTTAGGGGCGGTGATGAAGTCGAAGTTGGTTTTGGTTGTCATTTGGATCGTATTGTCTGATTAGAGGCACTACATACTCCATATTGTAGAAATATCATTTCAATTTTTTTGGATTCCTATGTTTTTGGACGGATCATGAATTTTCTTATATTTGTATAATTTTTGATGTAGGTGAATTGACCTGTGACCAATCTTGGTATTCTGCCTGTGTCATTTCATCATTTTCGGGGTAGGTATCGAGGTCTTGACCTTGCCAGTAACGCATGACCCCTGCTGCTTCTTCTTCTTCGGTTCTCGTTTCGTCATAACAGGCGAAGCAGTAATGTTCTTCGAGGAGTTCTTCGCATTTTTGGCAGAAGTGTAAATTGCTGGACGCCTGTTCTAAAATATCATATTTGACCTGTTGATCGATTGCGTGTGTGCGTGCGGTGCGGAGTAACTCCTCCAGTTCTTCGACTCGACGGGTGAGTTGGTTGATTTTGCCTTGAGCGATTGATAGATCGTCCATAATTATAGGTTGTATATGTATATGCCGAGAGATTTTATGTTTGTTTCAATTTTATTGAAAAAAAAGGACTTCAACTGTCCTGTGATGTACTTACTCGAATCTTTCGGCGTCGATCATTTCTTGCGTGACTGTCTTGATACAAACCGAGTTGAGACCACCCCATTCTTCGCCGAGGCACCTTGCGTTTCCGAAAACATCACCGAAATCCATATCATCGGGAATGGTGAGGTCTTCGGGGAGACGCCAGACTCTCACGTGTCCGCAGTTGGCACCCCAGTAGAGATTGTCGGTTTTGAAATCATCTTGATCCACGAGGTATTCTTCTTCATCGTGAGAAGGTTTGCTGGCAACGAGGTCTTTGATGGAGGTCGTTCGGAGTTTTTCAATTTCATTTTCTTTGGCGATCATATCGTCGCGGTATTTGGTGGCGGCGGAGCAGATGTCTTGGCAGCGTCCTTGGATTTCTTCGCCGAGTCGGGTTTTGAGGTCTTGGAGAGTTTCGGCGGATATTTGTAGTGATCTTGAGATCATTTTGTTTTCATTTTTCAAGAGTTGGATTTCTTGTTGTTGAGCGAAGAACTTTTCGGCGATACACCTGAAAGAACTTTTGCTTTCGTCCTGCCCGAAACCGCACGAGTTCGCGAGTGCTCCGTATTCGATTTGTTCGCCGAGATTATTGAAAGGATTGAATGAGAGTGTCGTCATTTGAGTCTGGTGGATTCATGTCATCTGGGTATAATGGGAAAATGGATTTCAATTTTTTTGGATTTCTATGGATTTTGACGGATCATAAATCTTCTCACAATCTAACCTAAAATTAGAAAGACTAAAATGAAAATAAATC